CAGACATCAGTGTTCCTGTACTTTTGTACCGAATACCATTACGTGTGACACACTTGTTATGAGACTGCATCCTCATCAATCGCTTAATGTGCGGATCATTAGGATAACACATGTAAATGAAGCGTCTCAGATAGTCATAGACATCATCATTAACATGCGCATCGAACTTAGAATGATCAAACAGCACCCAGGCCGTATCAGAGAATTTATCAGTGGCAGCGATGTTCCTACCGACTTGCCATGAATTCATGCCTTTAACAAACATGCGCTTGGATGGTTTTACCCACCTTCCAGCATACTTCTTAAAAACCAAATCCTCGACCGGCTTGAGATACTGGGCCAACATCAAGCAATAAACATCAGATCTATGTTGAATCATACGAGCGGGTTTCATTTCCAAAGGATCAGAAAACTCATCACTAAACTTTTCATGCTTAAGAAAGGCACGGACCATCGACATAGCCGAAGGCTCACCTGAGGTCTGCAGCTCAATGGAGGCATTCAGGTACTTGCGGCGTTTGCACTGTGGCAATCGACGCAAGACCTGCTCCACTGAGAGCTTGGTCAAGACGGTCGGTCTAACTTTCTTAAGCATGAGCTGAAAAGCTTGCTCATACAACCCTCGTCGCTCAGGCGTGGCAATGGGAGTCGGTTGGAGATGTCGCTCATTAAGAGAGACTAACTCATTAACCACACAGCCATAATAGGCAGCACATTTGTCAACGCCGGGGTACTCAAGCATAGGTAGCAACTGTCGAATTGAGTGCTTATGATCACACTCAACATCTGGGACAATGGATATCTCTGCGTGAGAACCACATGACAGCAACGGGCGACGATCGTTGCATATCATTCTTGGCGGTGACAAAACAAAACGTCACTTGGCCAATGGCAGGACTCTGACACAAGCAGACCGCCAAACACGGTCTGCATAGCGTCGGAGGCCCAAAGCCTTGGCCAACCGAGATTCAAAAGGGCGCTTAGGCACAGCAACCCCACTCGTTCCGAGATTGAACAACTCAATCTGCACCCTGTCCTTCTTATTTGTCAGAAGCCAGGCTCGCATGCGCTCGTCCATCTTACCGCCACTCATCGCTGCAGGTATGGCTCGAGCCATCTGCAGATGGCGCTCCTTCTCGGACCACTCTTCATGATGCTGCCTACACCACGCTTTCGCCTTACGGGCAAGATAATCAGGCAATGAACTATCACGTGGTTTGCTGAACCCTTCAGTCATCAAAAACCACACCAGATCATCATTTACCCTATTATCTGCCCGGAGGTTCAGATCTTT